ACATGGTGGTGCAATGTGGGCAAGAATGCCTCTAACAGCACTCGTGGCAGATACCCCCCTAGAGGAATGGCCTACAGAGCTACCACCATATTTAGCACAACCTTGGGATTGTATGTCGCATACACACTCAGTATATAAGTTAGAAAGAGCTACACCTGCTCCTTGGATAGCCAAAGTAGACGGTGAGTTTTACCCTGCAAAGTACTACTTTACAGTAGACTACACTGACAACGAAGTGGCAGACGATCCTGCTCAACACAAGCAGTCACACGTCTTAGAGTTGTTAGATGCAGGAGAATATACAGGTAACATAGTTGCGTTGCCCAATAACAGAGTGAGAGTAACTCACCCAGCTTGGTTTGAGACTGGAGAAGGTGCACCAGATTTTAAACCTAACCAACATATTTATAACTCGAAAGAAAACGTAGACTATGTATGGGATACGCAACGAGTGTTTAATAATTTATATAGTGAGGAAAATTAATCATGGCAATGCATGGAATGAAAATGAAGAAAAAAGGTATGGCTAAGGGCGGTGCTAATATGAAGAAAAAAGGTTATGCAGCAGGTGGAGCAGCTAAACCAGATTTTTTAGATCTTGATAAAGATGGTAACAAAACTGAGCCTATGAAATCTGCAGCTAAGGGTGCAAATAAAGGTGGCATGATGAAAAAGAAAGGTTATGCCAAAGGCGGAGCAATGAAAAAGAAAGCTTACGCAAAAGGTGGTAAGGTTGCTATGTACAATGTAGGCGGAATGGTTAAATCTTCTGGTCCTATAAATACTGGTATTAAAAAAGCCCCTAACACTTATAAATAAAGGGTAATACTATGGCTTCGTATAAAGATTATAAGTCGGTATCTGCTGCTAAAAAAGCAGGGTCAATGTACTTTATGGGTAAAGATGGTAAGAAAAAACTTGCTGTTACAAAAGAACAGTTAGATTCTTGGAAGAAAAAGAATAAGGGTAAATATAAAGGTTCAGCACTTACAGCTTGGGCAAATGCCAAAGGTAAAAATATAACTGATACAACTAAGAAAAAACCTCTTACATCTTCTCCTAGACCTAAACTACGTCCTTCTTCTGTTAAAAGAGTTACAAAAGCTCCAAAGAAAAAAGATAAAGAAGCAGAAGCTATAGCTCAAATGACTATAGTTCAAATATCTAAAAGTCCTGGAATGATGTCTAGGTTAGAGCAACTTGAAGTTGAATTAGCTAATTTAGAAAATAGAGTAGCTAGGGCTAAAAAAGCAGGTACCCTGGATCGTAGAGCTACGGTTCAAATTCCAGTTGTAAAACGTAAAATAAAAAATTTAAAAAAAAAAAAAAAAAAGGCTAACAAATGAAATTAGATGGTGATAAAGTAATTGATCAGTATGGTGCAGTACTAGCAGAATATATTCGTGGAGAGTGGCACACTAAAGACCCTGCTGTGTTAGAGTTTGTACAAGATACAGAAGAAGTAAAAGTACGTGCTCGTAATAAAAAAGGTCAGCTAGTTGGAGATGATCCATCTACTCCCGATGTTAATGAAGCTTGGACAACTAAAGTAGTTAAGAAAGCAAAAGGTAAAAAGTGACAATACTAACAGACGCCAAGTTTTTTTCAGCAGCTAAAGACCTTACCGCTACAGCAGGTGGGGCAAGTGGTGATATTATCTATACTTGTCCTAACAACTTTATAAGTCTTATTAGATTTATGCATGTGTCCATTGGTGCTGTCTCTACTAAGAAGTATAGCTTACAGTGGTACGAAGCAGCTACAACTACATATCATTTTATTGTAGATGATCACAGTCTTGCAGGTAATAGTTTAGAAGAAGTAATACAAGGTGGTGGCTATCTTGCGCTGTCTGCAGGAGACAAGATTGTAGGTTTTGAAGAAACAGGTGCAGATGCTCATATTATCATTTCAGGTGAGGAGCATTACCAACCGACATAACGGGATTGCATTTTTGTCTGTAGTATGATATAACTATTTGTAGTATAACTACTCCTGCCCAGTTAGGGCTAACATAGGAGTAGAAAATGTTTAGAAAATTATTTGACAGACTAATAGAAGCTAGAGCAGAATCAGCAAGACGTAAGATTGCAAGATTGCAACTTTACCAAATGACTGATAGGGAGTTACGAGATCTAGGTATTGGCAGACATGACATAGAAAGAGTTATACTTACAGGTAAAGCTCTTTGAAGAACGCAATAAGTTCTTTAATGATACTAGGAGTACTTTGGGAGGAGGCTCGTGGACCCAGTTACAATCATCGGTGGAGCTACCGTAGCGTTCAATGCGTTGAAGAAAGGCTTTCAGGTAGGTAAAGATCTCCAAGATATGTCAGGACAGTTGACCCAATGGGCAGGTGCAATGAGTGACCTGTCCTTTATGGAACAGAAAAATAAGAATCCTCCTTGGTGGAAATCATTAAATGGGGGTTCTATAGAAGCTGAAGCCTTAGAGATTTTTACCGCCAAGAAAAAAGCTGAAGCCATGAGGCAAGAGCTAAAGGACTGGATTAGTTTTAGCATGGGTCCATCTGCTTGGGATGAGCTTGTAGCAACTGAAGGTAGAATACGTAAACAAAAAAAAGAACAAGAGTATCGCAAAGCAGAGATGATTGAAGCGATAGTTACTTGGAGTCTTACTGGAGTAATAATGCTCGTTGGTGTAGGAACACTAGGATTTATACTTTATATGGTGGCATAATGGCAAGAAACTTAACAGAAAAACAACAAAAATTCTTAGACGTGCTGTTTGAAGAAGCTCAAGGTAATTTAGCTAAAGCTAGAAAACTTGCAGGTTATGCAGACGGTGTATCATCTAAAGCTGTTGCAGAGTCTTTAGCAGAAGAAATTGCAGATCTTACAAAAAGGTTTATTTCTTCGTCAGCAACAAAAGCTGCATACTCAATGTTTGAAGTGATGAATAACCCTACAGACTTAGGTAATAAAGAAAAAATGGCTGCTGCTAAGGATGTTTTAGACCGAGGTGGTTTTGTTAAAACAGAAAAGGTAGAAGTATCTGCAGCTAATCCTTTGTTTATTTTACCACAGAAAGCTGATGAAAACGAATAAAACTTGGAAGTTACCTAAACCTTTAGAGGTAGATGGTAGATACGAATGGCAACCAGTTGTAAGAGTTGGTAGGCATGTACCATTTGGGTATAGACAAGACCCTGATGATTGTGATATACTACTACCAATTCCAGAAGAACTAGAGCTATTTGAAAGAGCTAAAAAGTTTTTAAAGCAATACAGCTATAGAGAAGTAGCAGCTTGGCTCAGTACTCAGTCTGGAAAATACATTTCACATGTAGGTTTATACAAGAGAGTAAAAATTGAGCAACAACGTAAGAACGAAGCTTCAACTCAACGCTACCTCGCCCAAAGGTACAAAGAAGCGTTACAAAAAGCGCAGAAGCTTGAAACCCAAAGACTCGGTTACAGAGAAAGAGTTAACTCCAGCACAGCCTAAGCCTGAAGAAATAGACTTTGAAAAAGCTAGGGAGATAATCTTTGAACCTAATGCTGGACCTCAAACTGATTTTTTGGCAGCAACAGAGCAAGAAGTTTTATACGGAGGGGCAGCAGGTGGTGGTAAGTCTTATGCGATGGTTGCAGACCCAGTGCGGTACTTGGGGAATCCAAATGCACGAATGCTACTTGTTCGTAGGTCTACAGAAGAGCTTAGAGAACTTATATCAGTAAGCAAACAACTTTATCCCAAAGCTATTCCTGGAATAAAGTTTATGGAAAGAGATAAAACTTGGGTAGCTCCATCAGGTGCTACATTGTGGATGTCCTACCTCGACAGAGAAGATGACGTCATGAGATACCAAGGTCAAGCCTTTAACTGGATTGGCTTTGATGAACTTACACAATGGCCAACACCTTATGCATGGAACTATATGAGATCACGTCTCCGTACAACAAGGGCTTCAGGTTTGCCACTGTATATGAGAGCGACTAGTAACCCTGGAGGTCCAGGACATCAGTGGGTAAAAAGAACGTTTATTGACCCTCAAATGCCTAATAATGCGTTCCATGCTACCGATGAAAACGGAGAGGTGATAAAGTGGCCGAAAGGTCATAGTCGGGAGGGTGAGCCTCTGTTCAAACGAAAGTTCATCCCTGCCACCCTCTTCGACAATCCGTATCTGGCAGATGATGGTTTATACGAAGCTAATCTTCTTTCGTTACCTGAGCATCAACGTAGACAACTACTTGAAGGTGACTGGGATATAAATGAAGGTGCAGCTTTTCCTGAGTTTAACAGAAACATACACGTAGTAGAACCTTACGATATACCTTCTAACTGGATTCATTTTAGAGCTTGCGATTATGGTTACGGTTCTTATACTGGTGTTCTTTGGTTTACTGTCGTACCAGGTTCTGAGCAACTAGTAGTATATAGGGAACTATATGTATCAAAGGTTACAGCTACTGACCTAGCTGATATGATTCTAGAAATAGAAAATGAAGCAGGGGAAAATATACGTTACGGAGTTCTTGACTCATCTCTTTGGCATAATCGAGGAGATACTGGCCCAAGTCTAGCAGAACAAATGATTGTAAAAGGTTGTAGATGGAGACCTTCAGATAGATCAAAAGGTTCTCGTGTAGCAGGTAAAAATGAGTTACACAGACGATTACAGGTAGATGAATTTACGGAGGAACCTAAACTTGTGTTTTTTTCTAATTGCACTAGCCTTATATCTCAGTTACCCTCTATTCCGTTAGATAAGAAAAACCCAGAAGATGTAGATACACACGCAGAAGACCACTTGTATGATGCATTAAGATATGGTATAATGACTAGACCACGAAGTAATATATTTGATTTTGATCCTGCTGCACAACGTACAGGCTTTCAAGTATCAGATCCCACATTTGGATACTAAGGAAATAAAATGGCAGAAGAAGATTTTGAAGAAATGATCATGGATATGGAAGAAACTGCATCAGTAGATGACGTTGCAGAAGAAGACTATTCAGATCCACTTACAGGTCACATTGTTCAGTTTGTCAAAGATAAATTTAGTAAGGCTGAGACAGCTAGGCAATTAGATGAAGAACGTTGGATTCAAGCTTACAGAAACTATCGTGGTATATACGGACCTGATGTACAGTTTACTTCTACGGAAAAATCTCGTGTATTTGTAAAAGTAACTAAGACTAAAACACTTGCTGCTTACGGTCAAATAGCAGAGGTATTATTTGGTGGTAATAAGTTTCCTATAAGTATTGATCCTACAGTATTACCAGACGGTGTAGAAGAAACTGTTAGCTATGAAACTAATCCTGAAATACGTAAAGCAGTTAGTGAAGATATGGCTAAATTACTTCCAGGAGAAACTTTACCAGAATATAAAGAACGTCTCGGTGCTTTAACAGGAATATTAGAGCCTGTTATTGATGATGTAAAACCTGGAGTAAACGGTAGTCCATCTGCTATACAACTTCATCCTGCTGAAGTTTCAGCTAAAAAAATGGAAAAGAAAATACACGATCAACTAGAAGAATCTCATGCAAAGAAACATTTACGTGCTGCTGCTTTTGAGGCAGCACTTTTTGGTACAGGGGTAATGAAAGGCCCATTTGCAGTAGATAAAGAATATCCAAACTGGGATGATGAGGGTAATTACTCACCTGTATTTAAAACAATTCCACAAACTACATCAGTATCTATCTGGAACTTCTATCCAGACCCTGATGCAGCTACAATGGAAGAAGCAGAGTATGTTGTAGAAAGACACAAGATGTCACGTTCTCAAATACGTGCTTTAAAGAATCGTCCATACTTCCGTGAAAATGCCGTAGACAATGCTTTACGTCTTGGTGAAAGCTACCGCAAAGAGTGGTGGGAACACATCATGGAAGATAACTCCGAAGAAGATAGAGCTGACCGTTTTGAAGTTCTAGAGTTTTGGGGTTTTGTAGACACAGAAATTATTAAAGATCAAGGGGTAGATATACCCACTGAATTAAAAGATGCAGAACAGTTAAGTGTAAATATCTGGATTTGTAATGGGCAAGTATTAAGACTTGTAATGAACCCATTTACTCCAGCTTATATTCCTTACTTTGCAGCTCCTTATGAGATGAATCCATATAGTATTTTTGGCGTAGGTATTGCTGAGAATATGGATGACACTCAAACACTAATGAATGGCTTTATGCGAATGGCAGTAGATAACGCAGCATTGTCTGGTAATCTATTGATTGAGGTAGACGAGACTAATCTCGTCCCAGGGCAAGACCTCTCCGTGTATCCAGGAAAAGTGTTTAGGAGACAGGGAGGGGCACCTGGTCAAGCTATCTTTGGAACTAAGTTTCCTAACGTATCTAACGAGAACATGCAGATGTTCGACAAAGCAAGGGTATTAGCTGATGAATCAACTGGTTTTCCATCTTTCGCACATGGTCAGACAGGCGTTAGTGGAGTGGGTCGTACTGCTTCTGGTATTTCTATGCTCATGTCTGCTGCCAACGGCAGTATACGCAATGTAGTTAAAAATATAGATGATTATCTATTAGCACCATTAGGCAAAGCCTTCTTTGGTTTTAATATGCAGTTTGACTTTGATAAAGAAATTAAAGGTGACTTGGAGATAAAAGCTCGTGGTACAGAAAGTCTTATGGCTAACGAAGTACGTAGCCAACGTCTTATGCAATTTATGCAGGTGGTATCAAACCCTGCGCTTGCTCCATTTGCACGTATGGATTACATTGTACGTGAAATTGCTAAGTCAATGGATCTTGATCCAGATAAAGTTGGCAACAATATGGCGCAAGCTGCGATTCAAGCTGAAATACTAAAACAGTTCCAAGCTGAAAACCCACCACCTACACCTCCACAAGGTGCTCCACAGCCAGGAAGCCCACAGCAAGCTCCTGCAGGGGCACAGGTGCAGGATACCCAAGGCAGTGGGGGTGGTACCATAGGAACAGGAATAGCGCCTCAGCCAGGAGAACAGGGCTTCTCAGGCAATACTGGTGAACAACAGATGCAATGAAACTAGTCGTGAACAATACTTTAAAACCTTTTGTAAACAATCCAGAGTTGTATAATCCGTTTCTGGAAGAGATAGTTAATAGAATAGAAAAAACTCATAAACGTCTTGAGCAGCTTAACGATATAGAAGAAGTTTATCGTGCCCAAGGTGAGATACGTATGCTTAGATCAATGTTAAGACTTCGGGAAGACATTAATGGCTAATATAACAGAGCAAATGGAAATGTTTGGTTATACTCCTGAAGGAGCAAAACAAGAAGCTGAAAAACTTACAGCTGACGTTAATACAGATCTAACATTTAAAGAAGCTGCAACAAATGTTGGTAGTGTGTTACCTGGAATTGGTACTGCTATGACTGTTGCAGAAATAGAAGAAGAGTTAAAAAAAGAAAACCCTAGTTATGGTAAAATAGCTTTACTTGGTGGCTCTGAAATAATTGGACTTATTCCTGGCCTTGGCACTGCAGCAAAAAGTGCATTAAAAGCTGCAGCTAAAAAGGTAGGTGCTAATAAAGTTGTAAATGCTTTAGATTCTATACCTGAACCAAAAGATCCTGCTAAAACTGAATTATTTGGTGGCGTTAGTATGGAGGGTGCAACTAAAGATAAAAATCTTAAAAAAGCTATTAAAACTTTAAAAGATTCAGATTTTTATAAATTTAATATACCTGCTTCTGAAACAGGTGGTATATCTTACGATTTAAATAAACAAATTTGGAATGACACTGGTTGGTATGTAGATCCTGCGGATGGTCAGTGGCGTTATTTTATAGATGATACTAAGTCTAAATTTAAAAACTTAGATGACCCTTTTCTTTTTAATATGGCTGAATCAACAACTCTTGATTTTCCAAAAGCTTACCAACAAAAACCTTTAGAAAAAGTTTTTGAGCATCCTGAACTTTATCAAAGATACCCTGAATTTAAAGATTATAGAATTAAATTTGTATATGCTCCAAAAGCTTCAGATCATATGGGAATTTTTGATGGGGCAAATAAAGAATTAACTATTAATATAGGTGCTAGAGATCATTATGCTTTAGTAGACGGTCAAAAGGTTGTTAATGATCCTACAGTAAAGAGAACTGTTCTTCATGAACTTCAACATGCAATACAAGCAAAAGAAGGTTTTGTTAGAGGTACACGAGCCGATGATGTTCCAGAAGAACTTGTAGTTGCAAAAGATAAAGAATTACGTGCTAAAAGAGATGTAGATGCAAAAAAAGCTAAGGAAACTGAAGCTGATTTTCAGAGAATATCAAAACGATTACAAGAAGAAAAAGACAAAATTCTTAATAATCCATTACCAGGTTTAACTGCAAAACAAGAAATAGAAATTTATCAAAAACATTATTTAGAGCCTGATAAATTAAATCCCGATGTAACTTGGGCTTCTACGGCAAAAGAATATGGAATGCCTGTAAGTAAAATACAAAAAGCTGCAAATAGAAACAATCTAGTTGCTAGGCTTAGTCAAAAGTTTAAAGAAAGTAATCTTGAAAATAACAGAGCACAAACTGTAGTTTATGGGGTAGAACGAGATTTAGCTCAAATAGAAATGGATTTTTACAAGGGTGCAGGTGGTGAAATAGAAGCACGACTTGCAGAAGATATGTTAGATAATCCTGATATGTTTCCAATTGATGCTAGAGCAGGTATGCTTGAATATGAAGGTAATAAGTATGGTTATCAGGGTAAGTATGGTGTAGATCCTTTTAACTATGAAGTTCAACCAAGAAGAGAACCAGAGTCAACTAATCTTGTAGATACTGTAAAAAAGAAATTTGGTATTGTTGACAATGTAAAACCTTTAACATTACAACAACAAAAGTCTTTATCTCCCGATCTTAAAATACTATTTGACCAAGATAATACACAAGTTTTTAAAAATATTCTTGTAGATGATACTTTTGCAAGAGAAGTTCTTGCAGAGTATAGGTCTCCAACTCGTGATATTACTGGAGATCCTGCATCATTAAAAGATGTTCAAGCTGTAAGAAAAGAATTATACGATTTAACTCAAGAGTCTTTAAAAGATTTACCTGAAAAAATTACAGTTTACAGATATGGACCTTTAAATGAAAGTGATGGTGTATCATCTTTCACTTTAAACCCTAATTTTGGAACTTTAAGTTTACCGTGGGCAGAACAAAAAAATTATCCGTTAGAATCTTATACCGTAAAAAAATCAGAAATACTTGCAGCTCCTGATTTAATTAGAACTTTTGATGAAGCTGAAGTAATAATAAAAAATGATGCAGTAAAAAAATTAAAAAGTTTTGCCGAAGGAGGCGACACAGTGAGACCAGAACCAAGACCAGATATTGTTGATGTATCTCCTAGAGCAGAAGCAGGTGATCAAGACCTTATTAAAAAAGATAGCCCATTTCCCGATCTTAAACCAAAGCAAAGACCTAACTTAGATGAATATAGAGGTCGTACCTATGATATATACTCTGTAGAAATTGATGGAAGAGAGACAAATATTATTGAGTTTAAAGATGGTTCAAGAATGTCTATGCCTCAAGTGCAACAAATGTTTGAAGAGTATAAAAGTGCTTCAGAACCGATTCCAGGAAAACAAACTACAAAAGAAATACTAGATTTTCTTCAAAATAATAACCCTACAAAAGAAGAGTTTATTAGACATTTTACTGCTAAAAGATTAAACAAAGGTGGATCAATAATGAACGAACAAATGCAAATGGCTTTTATGAATGAAGGCGGATTAAAAGATGATGGTATGGATAAAGATCCAGTATCAGGTAATGAAGTTCCATCAGGTTCTATGGCAAAAGAAGTACGAGATGATATTCCTGCACAGTTATCTGAAGGTGAATATGTAGTTCCTGCCGATGTTGTTCGTTATTACGGTGTAAAGTTTTTTGAAGATTTAAGAGAAAGAGCAAAAATAGGCTTGCAAGAGATGGAAATAAATGGTAGAATAGGTGGTGAACCTGTTCCTGCAGGTGGTCCAATAAATGACGAAGAGCTGTCTCCACAGGAAATGCAAGCTATACAAGAAATGATGGGTATGGCTGAAGGTGGTATAGTAAATATGTACAAACAACAGCAAGAACTTTATACAGCTCCAAACCCTGCCATAGGTAATACTGTAGAAATGAACCAAGGCGGTCAAGTAAGTGGCTATCAAGCTGCAGGAGATGTAGCCTCTCAAACTGAACAAGGTTTTCTTCAACAAGGTCAACAAGCACAACAAAGAGGTTTTGTAGGCTTTCCTTTAGGTGCTACAATCTTTCCATCAGAAAAAACTGGTCAGACAGTTTTAGGTCCAGTTGGAACTCAAGTAGCAACAACTGGAGCTATTGATGCAGCAGCTACAGGAACTGCAGGTACAGATACTTCAGCACTAACTACTGTAACTCTTTATGGACCTAATGGTGAAATAGTTGTTTTAACTTTACCAACAGATCAGGCTAGATATGATCAGCTTATTTCTGAGGGTTATACTACAACACCTCCTGTAGCAGGTGAGCCAGTTGTAAAAGGTGGTGATGATGACGATGATGATAAAGTAACAACAGATCCAAATGCTTGGATGGACAAATTTAATTATAATGACTTTGGTAAATTAGGTACGCAAACATCTGACATGCTTAAAAAGGCTCCTGTTGGAGGAGCAATAGGTGCATTTATAAATGGGACAAGAGCAGCCCAAGCTGCTGCTAATATTATTATAATGAAAGCTAATGGACAAGACGTAACACAACTAGAAGCAGATTGGAATAAATTTGTTGATAGTGATTTAGTGCTTAAAAATTTACCAAAAGAACTTATTAATGGTGATAGGTTCGCTAAAGAAATCATGCTAAAAAATATCGGGCTTGCACAATCTAAAGCTACAGACTTAGATGGCAATCGTTTATTTGAAGATGATCAAGCTTTTAGAGATCACATGTCTCAGGTTCTTCCAGAAACAGTCTCAAGTCCAGGGTTGTCTGGAAGCACCGCAGCCTCTCAAGCTGAAGTTGCTAAAGAACAAGAAGTTATGTCTCAGGAAGTTGTAAAGAAAAAGAAAAAGAAAAAAGATAAACCAGCACCAATAGGCACAACTTTTAAAGCAGGTGAATCTTCTATGGAAAAAGAAATTGATAAAAAGGCTAAAGCTTTTGCAGAAAGTGGTAAAAAATTTGATATGAATGATCCATCAACTTGGGGATCAAGCAAAGGCGGTCTAATGACTAAAGGCAAAAATAAAAAATAACTATAAGGCTACTCAGCTTCGGCTGACCCCAACATAAAAAGGAGAAAAATATGCCTGAACTAGCAGAAGTAGAAACATCAAAAACAGCAGGATTTGTTGATAGAGGTTATAACTACGAAAAGAAGCGTAAGCGAATGGAAGAGGAAGAAGAGGAGATTCGTAAACTTGAAGCTGAACAACGTGGAGAAACAGACGAAGGACAGCAACCAGAAAAAGAAACTTCCGAAAAGAAAGAGACCGATACAGAAGCTAAAGAAGAAACGCTATCTGCTGAAGAAAAATCGTTTAAAAAGCGTTACGGTGATCTAAGACGCCATATGCAAGAAAAAGAAAAGGAATGGGACGAAAAGTTCAAAGCCTTTGAAAAACGATTAGAAAAAGAATCTATTGTACCACCTAAGTCTGATGAAGATATAGAAGAGTGGTCTAAACAATACCCAGACGTAGCAGGTATAGTAGAAACTATTGCTGCTAAAAAAGCTCAAGAGATGTTTAGTAAAGCTGAAGCTCGTATGCAAGAGTTTGATAAAATTCAAACAGAAGCTGAAAGAACTAAAGCTGAAAATACAATACGTAAGTCACATGAAGACTTTGATGATCTACGTGCATCTGATGAGTTTCATAATTGGGTTGAAGAACAACCTAAGTGGGTACAAGATGCACTGTACGAAAACTCAGATGACCCAGCTTCTGTAGTTCGTGTTATAGATCTTTATAAAGTAGATAAAGGTCTAACTAAAAGTGCAAAGAAAGCTAAAGCTAAAGATGCAGCTTCTACTGTAACTAAACGTAGTAAAACACAAGTAGATGTAGAAGATGCAAATGACGTAATTCGTGAGTCAGAAGTCGCTAAAATGTCCGATAAGGAGTTTGAAGAGAAATCTGACAATATTAACAAGGCTATCCGTTCGGGTAAATTTGTTTACGATGTATCTGGCAAAGCTAGATAAAAACTGTTGACAAATCAATTTTCAGCAGTATAACTATGGGTACGTTGACAAAAGCCTCTTTTTGACTACCTTTTGTCGCACCTAAATTCATAAAAAGTCTAAACTACAAAGAACTACCTGGACAAGTATAGGCCCAGTGGTATTCGGTAGCGCAACCTAATACTAACTGCACCCTAGAAAACGTACAGCCCCTTTTAGATGTTTAAGCTTAATTCAAGCCAAATATCAGGAGGATTTTATCATGGCTTTTACAACCGCATCGGGTTACGGTAATTTACCTAACGGTAATTTTAGTTCCGTAATCTACTCCAAGAAAGTGCAACTTGCATTCCGTAAGAGCACTGTCGTAGGAGACATAACTAACTCTGATTACTTTGGGGAAATTTCTGCCCAAGGTGACACAGTTAAAATTATCAAAGAACCTGAAATTTCAGTGAACGCCTATGCTAGGGGTACACAAGTTTCAGCACAAGATCTAGACGATGAGGATTTTTCTCTGGTCGTTGATAAAGCAAACTACTATGCTTTTAAAATTGACGATATTGAGGAAGCTCACTCACACGTTAACTTTATGGATCTTGCTACTAACCGTGCAGCTTACCGTTTAGCTGATCAGCATGACCAAGAAGTTCTTGGTTATCTATCAGGTTATAAGCAGTCTTCTCTACACTCAAATGCAGGTACAGTGAATGACGTAGTAAACGGAACTAAAGCTGTTTCAACGGCAGGTTCTGACGAATTGTTGACATCAATGAAACTCCGCAAGGACTCATTTGGCAACATCACAACAAGCTCTGCAGGAGATCATTCAATTCCTGTAGCAGCACGTCTACCAGGTGCAACAGCACTACCAACAGCAACTGCTTCCCCTGCAATGGTTGTTGCAAGAATGAAGCGTTTGTTAGATCAACAACAAGTTGATACACAAGGTAGATGGCTTGTAGTTGACCCTGTATTTATGGAAATCATGGCTGATGAAGATTCACGTCTATTGAATGCTGATTTCGGTGAAGCAGGTGCACTACGTAATGGTCTAGTACTGAATAACTTACATGGCTTTAGAGTCTACAGTTCTTCAAACCTTCCTGCAGTAGGAACAGGTCCAGGAACTACAGGTTCTGCAAACCAAAACAGTAACTATGGTGTTATTGTTGCAGGTCATGACTCAGCAGTAGCAACTGCAGAGCAAATCAGTAAGACTGAAACATATCGTGATCCAGATAGCTTTGCTGACATTGTTAGAGGAATGCACCTATATGGTCGCAAGATTCTACGTCCAGAAGCAATCGTCACTGC